ATCTTAGAGTTAGGAAAGGTATCTTGTATCTTATCAAGATCATCCTGTAAAGTATCTTGAACTTTATCCTGTTGCTTGACAGCACTATACATTTCTTCTGCTGATGCGTATTCACCGCCATGCAATCCTATACTTGATAAAGCTCTACCGATTGCAGAACTTTCACACACTTCTACAGCAGATGTTTTAGTAATATGTGTTGCTGCTCTTACTTCTTCAGCAAGCCCTGAGCCTATCACTTTATTATTAGCATCAATGATCTTTGCTTGAACTCGTACAACATTCTCATCTATATGTAGAACAGTTGTATCTATACCAAGGTTGAGTCCATAATGCCTTCTAAATATTTCAACTCTATCTTTGACCATTAAATATTTCTTATTACCTTTTACTTTTACACCAGCAGTAGCAGTTACTTTATCTGCTTCAGCCATTACTTGTTTGTGATCTATATTAGTCATATAACCCTGCCCAATCTAGGTACACACAGCCCATCAGATAACCAAGCGTAAGTAACACACCTGCAAAGCAAAGCATTTTGATAACATAGTATGTACCTCTATGCTTGCGATGTATGGTTGTAATATTAATATGATCTCGTATGAGATTATGATTTAATTTACGTTTCATTCTACCCTCCATATTTTTTTTGCATTAAGTAAAACTTCTGGGTTCATGTCATTCCAACCAAACAACCCATTCCATTGAGGATCGCACAAGCGTAAGACATCTTCTATGTTATCTGCTGCTTTGAGCAATCTCTCTCTTCTTTGACAACTCTCAAAAATTAGTTGTAAAGATTCTTGTAACTCATCCTCGGTAGGAGAAAATGTTTTATACCCACTTCTGTTTGCATACACAATGGTTGGCATTTTTTTTGTTAGATGATAATATCCTGCTATCTGTGTCATGTGTGCAGCTCTGATACTAGAGGGTAAACTATTTGATCTAGGAGCTTCATGCACGTTACTAGTCCATTGTGTTTTCAACTCTATACATTGACTATAATCAGGCTTGCCATTGTAAGGCAGCTCACACTTTGGTAAGTCTCCAAACAAATCTACTTCGCCTTCTAATCTATTAAGTCTATGTTGCTTTTGTGCATCAAGCAATCCTTCAATAGCATGATTGAATACAAGCTCTAACTCAGTATGTGTTCCTTGATCAGACTTTCTCCATTGCATCTCGCCTTTAATTTCTTTCTCAGCAAATTGACTTTCTAATTTATATTGTATTTCTATCTTTTCTTTTTCTTTATCTCGCCAACTAGGGCTTTCATATTCTTGCAATCTTTCTTTTGCATACTTCAAAGCATCAGCAAGAGATACATCTTCAAGTAAATGTTTATCGCAAGCTTCTTGAACTGTTGTGCCTGCGTGCATTTTAGTATTTACAATTTTGTATTTATCTATTGTTGCTAGTGCTAAATCTCTGTCTCCATCAGTCTCCCCTTTAACAATACCCCATGCTTTTTCTACTCTAGGTCTTATAATTAGTTTGTCATAAAATGTTTTTGCATCGCTTACAGCAGGATTGCTATGATGGTTGTAAGTTTTATTCCATTGACTCATACTGTTATATGTATAATATATCTAGTATATGGTCAACAAGATATATACATGATATGAAACTAAACGATTACAGATTACAAAAGAATTGGTCTTATGGTCAACTTGCTATGATGACCGGAGCATCTCATGCAACTGTTGTAAGGCGTTGGTGTTTGCCACTTACACACAAAAATAGTATGATACCTGATAAGAAATTTATGTTACAAATAGTAAAACTTACAAATGGAGAGGTACAGCCTAACGATTTTTATTTTGAATGATGTTAGTTGTCTGAAAGTGTCAAAGGTGATTCGATGAGCCAGTATCATATATTTAGAAAAAGCAACAACTGGAATTTGATTGCTTTTAAAAGACCAAATGGCAAGCAATGGGTAGAGATAGAACAAGATATTATTATACAAGCAAGACAAGATTATGACAGAGGGCATATAGATATGTCTCAAAAGAAAACTAGCGATGGATTTACGCACTTGTTAATTAAAAAAACGCAAGACATGATGAACAAACCAAAGAAGCGTAAACCTTACTTTGGAAAGGGGCAGTAATGAAGTATGAGATAGTTATAACCTTGCATTCAAACAGAAAGCCTACGCTATCAGAGTTAAACGACTTTCTCTTTTGCAAAATACGAGACAAGGATCTTAGGTACACGATCAATACCAAAGCAGACCCTATGCAACTAACAAAGGAAAGCAATGACAAGAAGCCAACATGACTACTACCCTACGCCCTATAGTATCGTAGATACTGTTGTAAAGCTCATAGACGAGCATTGGGATGTCGATAGGATATGGGAACCCTGTGCAGGTGATATGCGTTTCAGCAACGCTCTAGGCAGGAATAATAGGCAAGTCATATCTACGGACATCAGAACCAACCAGAACTTCTACTGGTACAAGGAAGCCCTAGCCCCGGCACTAGTAACTAACCCACCATTTAAAAGCATACGGGAGTTCATAGACCATGCCTTTGCTATCGGAGTGCAGAAGATGGCATTGGTATGCCCGGAGCGTCTATGGTCATGCGGTAGAGGGTATGCACAATGGCACAGGCACAGACCCTCGCAATGGATTAACTTGACGTGGAGAGAGGACTATCTCGGTAAGGGTGGCAAGCCGGATAGAGCGTTGGCTATTGCAGTATGGAACAGTCCGCATACAGAGCATTGCCAGTATCAGGTGTTGGATAAACTAACGAAGCAAGGAGATATTTATGAGACTCTCTAGAGAGCTAACTAGAGTGGCTGCAAGGGTTAGCATACCACATACTTCTTTTTGTTTTAAAAGGGAAGCTACTAGAGTGTTACTCTCTAGTAAGCTCTCTAGAGAGTATGAACTTGAAAAAAGCTCTGTCAAGAGGGAAAATGCAAACCCTAGTAAAACTAGGCTCGGCAAGGATATAAAAACAATCGGTGTGAATGTGCAAAAGGAGAGAGATAATCAAAAGAGCGAATCACTTGAGGATAAAGCAACTGATGTTCAAAGATTGTTAGCTAAGACTAGCAAGCGTATGAATGCTAACTATAGGTACGCAGTAAAGAAGCGATACCAGATGGATGATTTAGAGTGGAGATTGCAACGTATCTTTAAAAGATTGGAGCGACAATCTAGCAGGCAGACGTATCTTGATACAGTCAAGAGTGTTCGCAGATTGGATCGCAAGCATCAATTTATTTTTGTAAACAACTATGAGGAGTTATGGTCAATAAAAGGTTGATGTCTATGAACTGGGATATGCCCAACATAGATCGTTTATTTAAAGAAGCAGCAGTAACGCTGTATCACTTACCACCTGTTGTTAAAAGAAGGCAGTATAATTCTACATGGCCTAACTATGCTTTGGCAAATGCTTGGAGCGGATATGGTTGGGAGAAGGAAGTAAAGATTACACCAACTACGGATGATATAACTCGGTTAGAGTTTGCTCTGGAGATAGGGTGGGAGCTAGAGAAGGATGATAGGCAGATTATATGGCATACTGTTATGAGTGCAGTCAACAGAGAGCGTGGCCCTCGATGGAAGTATCTATCCAAGCGGTTTCATTGTGATCCTAGAAGTGTAAAGGGTAAGTATGAGAAAGCCCTTATCAAAGCATACTATCTTATCAAAGGGCTTCAGAGTTAAGTTTAAATATCTTTTTTAATAAAGTTACCACATTCATCAAAACAATTATTCCAATCTTCTATATCAGTTAAATGTTTGAAATGTTTATTAATAGCTATAACTGTATACCTTGATGATGTATATCTTGATCCATCTGGATCGCCTATTGGCATAGCCCAATGTGGTTGCGACCAATACCATGCTTCATAATATAAAGACCTTAAAGCATTGTTATAAACCTTCTCTACAAATATATTTTTTTTAGTTTCTTTAATTAAATTTGGAAAAGTTCTATTCTCTTCTCTTGATACATCAAGGTAATCAAAGTATAGAAGTTTAGGTAATTTTATTAATTGCATCACGCAACTCTCCTTAATACTTTTATAGATAAACCATTGTTGACCATACCGCAGTATATGTCGTTAGCGTATCTACGCTCTGCTATATGATTATCTTTGCCATAGCTTTCAGCTACATGATAGTTCCACCAGTCAAGAGCTTGATTGCTCTTGAGATGGAATTTACATAGCGAACCATAATCAGTTATTAGTACATCTATCATTATGCACCTCTTTTCTTTTCAAGCTCTGCTATTCTTTCAGCAACGATAGCCATTTCTTTTGTTACTAGATCCTTGTAAGCATCAAAGCCACCATCGAATATAACTTCATGTCTTTGTGTTTTCTCATCAAAGTTTGGTAACCATGCTTCTACTTCTATATTTACATACCCAGCATCATTAAAAGATACTTCATAATGATACTCTCTATCAGAATGAGCAACAGGATCTTCTATCAATTCATAAACTGGTTCTTCTGAACGATATTGAGATGCTTCGTACTTATGGCTCATTATCATGTTAACAAACTTTTTAAAGTGTGGATGCTCTATTGATCTGGTAGCATTCTTGTTTGCATGGCTATAAGCTTCTGCTAAAGCTAGCTGTATAGTTTGTCCTGCTTCAGCTATGTAACCATCATAGTGTCTATAAAAGTGAATAACTGAATTATCTGTTCTTATTGTTAATGTACTTCTTGTACTCATTGTATTTATACCTCCATTAGTTATACCTACATAAATAGCACAATGACACTTACTGTCAAGGTATTTATATTTAGTTGTTGCCAATGTATCGAAAAGCCTTTATGAATAGGTAAAATAAGCAAAACTTTGCTTATTGGGGCAGGTGTACCTCTATTAATACTAATCAATTTATCCTGCCCTAACTATGAAATGATTCGCTATGAGTATTGTAACTAAAGAAGTAATGGAACAGATTGCTGATGAACTGGCTATGGGTAAGTCTCTTGTAAAGATCTGCAAGAGCAAGAAGATGCCAAGCTACAGGTCTATCACTAATGCTGTGCGTAAGGATGATGAGCTGTGGGAGATCTATCGTAGAGGTAGAGTGCAGCAGGCTGAGTTCTATGGAGATCACATTATAGATCTTGCAACCTCTCAGTTGCCAATGAATATGGATCCACGCTTTATGAATGCAGAGGTGCAGCGTAGAAGGCTTGAGGTAGATAGTCTGAAGTGGACACTAGGTAGAATACAGCCTTGGGGTTTGAAGGATAAGAAAGAGGAAGCAGGGAATACAGGAGCGATTACTCTGAGTTGGAGTAATGGTAATGTCGAGGTGAAGGAGCAGGAATAGTGTGTGTGATAAAGGGGCTGTCATTGCCGAGCTACGCACGAGTCAACCCCAAGAAGCTTAGATTTCTGGGGCTTTGCTAGTGGTAACGGGTTTGTTACCCGTACAATAATGCTAGTTTTCTGTGGGTTTGCGTGTGCAGGGTGTACATATAGTGCTGCTGTTTTGCAAAACTGTGACCCCCACGCCCCCCAAAAACGACTGGCCGCCTGCTATAGCGTATAATAGAGAGAGAGGAGAGTGTCTTGCCCACACACATCGAAATACCCTATACACCAAGACCACTACAAGCCAAGCTTCACCAAAGGCTAACAAAATACAGATGGGGCGTAATCGTGTGCCATAGAAGGTTTGGCAAAACAGTTATGGCTATGAACCATCTACTAAGAGAAGCGATATTGTGTACGCAACCTTCTCCAAGGTTTTCATACCTTGCACCGACATATAGACAAGCGAAAGCGGTTGCTTGGGATTACCTCAAGCAGTTTAGTGCCAAGATACCAGATGCACGCTTTCATGAGACAGAACTACGGGTAGACCTACCCAACGGAGCAAGGATTAATCTGCTTGGAGCAGAAAATCCTGATAGCCTTCGTGGGATATATCTAGATGGATGTATACTGGATGAGGTGGCAGATATGCCAGAGAGTGTGTTCCCAGAGATCATACGACCTGCGTTGTCAGATCGTAAAGGCTTTTGTTATTTTATAGGAACACCAAGAGGACACAATGCGTTCTTTGACCTGTATGAGCAGGCAAGCAATACGAAAGACTGGTATCATGTAACATACAAGGCATCGCAGACAAAGATCGTAGAACAAGAAGAGTTGGATGCAGCTCGTTCCATGATGACAGAAGATCAGTACAATCAGGAATTTGAATGTAGCTGGGTGGCAAATGTACCCGGCTCAATATATGGCAAGTATCTAGAGGAAGCGATGGAAGAGGGGCGTATTACGAAAGTACCTTATGACCCTTCCTTAAAAGTAGATACCTATTGGGATCTAGGTATTGGCGATAGCACAGCTATATGGTTTGCTCAGAATGATGGGCGTGCCATTAATGTAATTGACTTTTATGAAAATAGAAATGAGGGGCTACCCCATTATGTAGATGTACTTCAAAGAAAGAAGTATTTATATGGAGACCATGTAGCACCACACGATATAGAAGTACGAGAGTTGGGATCAGGAAAGAGCAGAAGAGAGATTGCCTATGATCTAGGTCTGAACTTTCGAGTGGCACCGAAGCTGCCATTAGAGGATGGAATACACGCAGCTCAGATGTTGATACCACGTTGTTGGTTTGATAGTGAGCGATGTAAGATAGGGCTGGATGCACTAAGGCATTACCATAGAGCTTATAATGAGAGAACAAGAAGTTTTAGAAATAGTCCAGTTCATGATTTTAGCAGCCATGCAAGCGATGCTTACAGATACATGGCTGTAGGATTAAAAGAAAGAAATAGTTGGAGCCAACCCATGCAGAGGATGGCATCAAATAGTTATAACCCATTTACACATACAGGAGAGTTATGAGTTTTTTATCGCCCAAAATTCCGACACCGCCACCACCCCCTCCGGCTCCTCCTCCACCTGCTATAAGACCAGTAGAGAGGGATGAGATAGATAAGGAAGAAACAAGATTAAAAAGAAGAAGGGGTGTAAGGGCTACTATGCTGACAGGCCCGGCAGGTCTAACAGCAGAAGATAGCTCGAGCGTGTCACCAACTTTACTAGGAGGATATTGATATGGGAGGATTTTTTTCTAGACCTAGTCCACCACCACCGCCTGCACAACCTGCACCGCCAGTAGTACAGCCAAAGGCTGCTGTACGATCAGATGATGATAGTCCGCAGTATAGGAAAAGAAGAAAAGTGTCAGGAGAGCGAACTACGATATTAACGGGTACCCAAGGATTAACCGCTACAGGAGATAGCACTTCTGTAAAAACCTTGTTAGGAGGATAGATGGCTGAAGATAAAAAAGCAGTTGCAATCATGCACCAGTTCAAAACTTTGGTAGATCAAAGAAGCAACTGGGAAAGTCATTGGCAGCAACTAGCAGATTTTATATCACCAAGAAAAGCAGACATAACCAAGAAGCGTACCTCTGGTGATAAGCGTACAGAGTTAGTGTTTGATGGTACAGCTATACACGCAGCAGAAATGCTTGCAGCGAGTTTACATGGAATGTTGACCAATCCTAGTTCTGCATGGTTTAGTTTGCGTTTCAAGGATAGAGAGCTAGATGGAGATGACGAAGCTAAGGAGTGGCTAGAAGGGGTAACGGATGTCATGTACAATACCTTTAATCGTTCCAACTTTGCAGAAGCAGTCCATGAACTATATTCAGACTTAGTGGTGTTTGGCACAGCAGTTATGAGTATTGAAAAGGATGATGTTACTGATGTACGATTTAGCACAAGGCATATAGCTGAATGCTATCTAGCCGAAGATGAAAAGGGTACAGTCGATACAGTATATCGTAAATTTAAGATGACCTGTATTGCTATGAGGAAAATGTTTGGGGAAGAGAACTTACCCCCAAGGTTACAGAACATGGCAAGGATGGAGCCATACAAGGAAGTAGAACTGTTGCACGCTGTGTTCCCAAGAGAAGCCTATGATATTACACAGTTAGATAGTTTGAATAAACCTTTTGCTAGTGTCTATATAGATCCACACGATAAGATAACGATATCAGAAGGTGGGTATGATGAACTGCCTTATGTGTGTCCAAGATTTTTAAAGGCATCCTTTGAGTTAGGCTATGGCAGATCTCCTGCAATGACTGCACTTGCCGATACTAAGATGCTCAATAAAATGTCAGAAGTCATTATACGATCTGCACAAAAACAGGTAGATCCACCTTTGATGCTTCCTGATGATGGATTTATGATGCCAATACGAACTGTACCGGGTGGACTAAATTATTACAGATCAGGTACCAGAGATAGAATAGAACCATTAAATATAGGGGCAAATAATTCTCTAGGCTTAAATATGGAAGAGCAAAGAAGGAATGCAATCCGATCTGCATTTTATGTTGATCAGTTAATATTATCACAGGGGCCACAGATGACAGCTACCGAAGTGATCCAGAGAACAGAAGAGAAGATGCGATTACTTGGCCCGGTCTTAGGAAGATTGCAAGCGGAGATGCTACAGCCTTTGATAGAAAGAGTATACAATGTATTGAGCAGAGAAAGAAAGTTTGCAGCTCCACCAGAGTTCTTGGCAAACAATGATGTTGAGATAGAATATATTTCACCACTAGCCAAAGCACAAAGATTAGGAGATGTACAATCTGCAATGCGATTGTTTGAGATGCTTGCTCCATTATCACAAGTCAATCCTGCGGTATTTGATTATGTGGATATGGATGGACTGGCTAAGTATGTTATAAGAATATTAGGAGTGCCTGCATCAACGATCAAGAGCGATCAGCAAGTCGCACAAGAGCGAGAAGCAAGGCAGCAGATGCAACAACAAATGGCAGAGCAACAAGAAGCTCTACAAACAGCAGAAGCCGCTGGTAAGGCTGCACCTGCATTGAAAGCACTACAATGATGACCAATGATGATTATAGATTAGTATTTACCTCCAAAGAAGGGGAGCGAGTATTACAGGATTTACGAGAGCGTTTCTATGATAGAGATACTTTTGTACGAGGAGAGACAGACACGACTGCATACAATCAGGGAGCAAGAAGTGTTCTGTTTTTTATATTTAGGCAACTAAATGATTTTCAACCACTAGATGAAAAAGCGAAAGGAGAGTAAGACATGGCTGAAGAACAACAGGTAGCGGAAGCTCCGGTGGAAACTGGGCAGGCTCCGTCTGAAGATTGGAAAGCAAGTTTACCAGAAGATATAAGAGACAATCAATTAATACACAATGCAAACAGTATTGAGTCCTTAGCAAAGACTGCAATCCATGCACAAAGCATGATAGGAGCAGACAAGCTAGCAATACCCGGCAAGTGGGCAAACGATGATGACTGGAACAATGTTTATACAAAACTAGGTAAGCCTGAAGATGCACAAGGCTACAAGCTAGAATTGAAAGAAGGTACACAAGTCGATAAGGATATGGAGAGTTGGTATCGAGGGTTAGCTCACAAGGCAGGTTTAAACGATAGACAGGCCAATACTATCTTTCAAGAATACATGGCTAAGGAAGCAGAACTCAAAGCAGCAAATGCTCCACCTTCTCCAGAAGATGTAGAGATCATCAAGGGCGAAGCAGAGATTGCTTTGAAGAAGGAATGGGGTAAAGCATTTGATACAAGAATGAATGAAGCCAAAGGAGTGCTGTCAGAGTTTGCACCCAAAGACTTTGATCAATTACTTACAAAGGATGGAGTGCCATTAGGTAACGATCCTGTATTTATAAAAACACTAGCCAACATAGGAAACTATATCAACTCTAAACTAGGAGAAGATAAGATGGTTGGCAGCAAGCAACAGCCACAGTATACACCGGCTGATGCAGAAAAAGAGATTGCAGCCTTGCGAGGAGACCCTCGTGATGGTGGCCCCTACTGGGATAAGAAGCATCCAGATCACATGAGAACTGTACAACAAGTGCAGGAACTTATGGAGTATATGCACCCAGAAGAGGAATAGAATTTACAGAAGAACGTAAAGTAAGATAAGCGAAAGCCCTTACCGGTGGCACCGACAGCTAAAGGTGATTAACCTTAAATATAGAAGTGTCCTGCGAAAGCAGGGTAGCAATTTGTTTTCTTAATATTATTAACTTTTTTACAAGGAGAGCGTTATGAGTACGCAAATTACTACAGCTTTTGTAAACCAGTTTAGCAGTAATATAACCATGTTAAGTCAACAAATGGGTTCTCTACTAAGAGAAGCAGTTGATGTGGAAACTGTTACTGGTGAGAAAGCTTTTTTCGATCAGGTAGGTTCTGCTGTAGCACAGGTAAGAACTTCCCGTCATGGTGATACTCCATTGATGGAAACACCACACGCAAGAAGAATGGTTACAATGTCAACCTATGAGTATGCAGATTTAATTGATGATCCCGATAAAATCAGATTACTTGTAGATCCTACGAGTTCCTATGCTAGAGCAGCAGCGATGGCTATGGGAAGAAGTATGGATGACGTAATCATCTCAGCAGCTCTCGGTACTGCAAGTACAGGCAAGACCGGAAGCACATCCACAGCATTACCATCCGGGCAAAAGATTGCTCATGGAAGTGCAGGATTAACTCAGGCTAAACTAGTGTCTGCTAAAAAGATACTAGATCAAAATAGCGTAGACCCTTCAATCCAGAGATACATAGTTGTATCCCCTGAGCAGATTGAAGATTTATTAAATATCACCTCTGTTACTTCAGCAGACTTTAATACAGTCAGAGCTTTGGTACAAGGTGAAGTAGATACATTTGTTGGTTTCAAGTTTATCGTAAGTAACAGACTGAACACAGATAGTGATGGTAACAGACAAGTTATCGCTTTTGCCGGAGATGGCATTAAGCTAGCTGTAGGTAAAGATGTTACTGGTCGTATAGATGAGAGATCAGACAAGTCGTATTCCACACAAATCTATTACTGTATGGACATCGGGGCAACTCGTATGGAAGAAGAAAAAGTAGTAGAGATAGCCTGCACAGAATAGGAGGTAAATTATGGCTAATGTAAATCAAACACTAGTTTCTAACTTTGAAGCTAGTCCTATTGTTAAAAGCCCTTCCTCTCAACTAGGCGGGGTTATGAGAATTGCTCAAGGTACTATTGCTTTAGCAGCAGGGGATTTAAGTGCAACTGACACAGTTATGCTTGCACCTATTCCTACTAATGCTTCAGTAGTAAGTATTAAGCTTTTCAATGACGATCTTGATTCAGGATCAACCAATACTACCGATGTAGGATTGTATAATGCAGACTCAAGCACAGTTACGGCTGTCGATGATGATGCATATGCAAGTGCTATTACGGATCTAAGAGCTGCGGTTACTACAGGTACAGAGGTTGCTTTTGAAGCAAGAAATATTAACACTATGGGGCAAAAGGTTTGGCAAGATGCTGGCCAGTCATCAGATCCCGGCGGATATTATTATATCGGTCTAAAGTTTGATGCTGCTGGAGATACAGCAGGAGACCTATCTTTTGTTATCACATACGTTGTTGATTAATAGGTAACATGAAAGGGGAGTTGCGTTAGCACTTCCCTTTCCTTACAAGGAATTTATTATGGCATCAGAAGTAGATATAGCAAACTCAGCACTTAACATGATAGGTGCATCTAACATCAACTCATTAACAGAGGATAGTGTTGCAGCAAGAATAGTAAACCAGCGATACACCTTTGTAAGAGATGCGGTGTTTCGTTCTCATCCTTGGAATAGTTTGATAAGGAGAGCAACACTAGCAGAAAACTCTACAGCTCCAACATGGGGTTTTACCAAAGCTTACAATTTACCAACTGATCCTTTTTGTTTGCGTGTATTGCGTATAGAAAATTTAGATATAAACTTTCGAGTAGAAGGCAGAACAATTGTTACAGATGAGACTACTATGAAAATAAAATATGTAGCAAGAATAACCGATCCTAATGAATACGATAGTCTGTTAATGGAATCTATTTCTGCAAGATTGGCAGCAGATATTTGTTACTCTGTAACCAACAGTAATTCTTTAGTGGCTAGTATGTATAATCTCTATGAAGCTAAGATTAAAGAAGCAAGATTTGCAGATGCTACAGAAGGTATGCCCGGAGAAAGTCGAGCAGATGTTGGTGTATATCCAGCAGATACTTTTGTCAATTCGAGGTTCTAATGACCTATACAAGTCCTAGATATACCAACTGGACTGCTGGTGAGCTTTCAGATAGATTAGATGGTAGAACAGATCTTACAAGATATTTTAACGGAGCAAAGTCTTTAGAAAATTTTATAGTCTATCCTGCTGGTGGTGCAGCAAGGAGACCGGGTACAAAGTTTTTACATGAAGTAAAAGTAAGTGCGAATGCAGCACGACTAATACCTTTTGAATTTAACACTACGTCTGCAAATACCTATGTATTAGAATTTGGTAATAATTATTTTAGAGTGTATCAGGATGGTGGTATCGTAACTGAAACAGGTAAAACTATTTCCGGTGCAACCAAAGCTAACCCTGTTGTTATCACAGCAACCTCACATGGCTTTAGTAATGGGGATCATGTTATTATTGGCAGCGTTGCAGGTATGGTGGAACTCAATGGAGTAACAGGAATAGTTGCAAACAAAACGACAAACACTTTTGAACTTACAGATGTTGATGGTACAAATATTAACAGCACAGGGTTTACTACGTACACTTCCGGAGGTACAGCAAGTCGTATTGTAGAGATAACCACAACGTATACTACTGCTCAAATATCTGAAATCAAAGTAACACAATCTGCGGATGTTATGTTTGTAACACACAACGACCATCCCGTTAGAAAGATACAAAGAACAAGCAATACGGACTGGACTATCTCCGATGTCTCTTTTATAAACGGCCCGTACCTAGATGAGAATGCTACTACAACTACTCTTACTCCAAATGGTCGAAGTGGTAGCATTACTCTTACTGCATCAGGAGATACATTTGTTTCTACTGATGTAGGAAGATTAGTAAAAATATATAATGGTTATGCAAAGATAACAGCATTTACTTCTGCAACTGTAGTTACTGCTACTGTGCAAACAGATGAGTTAGGAGTAGCAGAGATACTACCAACTTATGCTAGTAACACAATTAGTTTTGTAGAAGGTGATCCTAGCAGTACAGGATCATCCCACAATGATTTTATACGAGATAGCAACAAACAGTTTGTCATAGAAGGTTTTACTGAAGGTATGACGATTACTGCAAGTGGTGCATCAAATAGTGCAAACAATAGAGATTATGAAATTGTAAAAGTAACAAGTGATGAAATAACTTTAGTGCCTGTAGATGATGTTGTAAATGAATCTGCAAGTAATACAATTACTCTTGTTGGAAAGCTAAATGCCACCGATGCTTTTTCTCTAGGAGCTTTTTCAGAGACTACAGGATTTCCAAGAGCCTGTGCTTTCTATGAGCAGCGTTTAGTGTTTGCAGGTACAACTAGTCAACCGCAATCTTTATTCTTTAGTGTTGCCGGTGATTTTGAAAACATGACAGAAAGCGATAGTGATAGTTCTGCTATGAACTATACAATCGGTAGCAATCAGGTTAACAGAATATTGTACCTTGCATCATCAAGAAGTATGATCGTAGGAACAACTGGTGGTGAGTTTGTAGTCCGAGCATCAGGAACAGACGAGCCAATTACTCCTACAAATATACAAATTAAACAACAGGCAAGTTATGGTAGTGCTGATATACAACCAGTACAAGCAGGAACCTATACTTTGTTTGTGCAAAGAGCAAAAAGAAAAATAAGAGAACTAGGTTATGTATTTGATACAGATTCTTTTCAAGCAGTAGATCTAACTATTCTTGCAGATCATGTTACAGAAACAGGAGTGTTAGAGCTTGCGTATCAGCAAGAACCTTTCTCTATTGTCTGGGGTACAACAACCGATGGTAGATTGATTGGTCTTACCTATCGAAGAGAAGAACAGGTAGTGGCATGGCATCAACATAAATTAGGAGGTTCTTTTACGACAGGTGGCGTAACCACTAATCATGGTATTGTAGAAAACATAGCTGTAATACCGGGAGAACTTAATCAAGATAATTTATACATGGTAGTAAAAAGAACTATCAATGGTGCAACGAGAAGATATGTAGAAATATTATCCGATATAGATTTTGGAACAAATATACAAGATGCTATCTTTGTGGATAGCAGTCTAACCTATTCAGGATCTAGTACATCAAGTCTATCAGGTCTTGACCATTTAGAAGGGCAAACTGTTTCTATTTTAGAAGAAGGAGCAGCTCATCCAGACAAGACAGTATCAAGCGGAAGTATTGCAACTGATAGAGCAACAACAAAAGCTCAAGTAGGATTAGGTTATACATCTACTTTGAGAACTGTAAGGTTAGAATCAGGGAGTGCAAGTGGTACAGCTCAGGGCAAAATTAAAAAAATTCATAGTGTTATTGTTCGTTTTTTTCGTACTGTGGGTGCTTCTGTGGGAACTAGTACAGACAATGTCGATACCATCCCCTTCAGAGACAGTTCCGATCCAACAGACACAGCAGTACCATTATTTACAGGAGACAAAACCATAGAAGCTCAACCCTCTTGGGATACAGAAGGTGCAATCGTAGTGCAGCAGACACAAGCATTACCTATGACGATTGTTGGTATCTATCCAAGAGTAGTAGTACAAGATTTTGATTGATGAGAATAATAAAGTTTATACCAGAACACGCAAAAGAATTAGTAGTAGAAAATAAATTATCTTTTGGCACACAATCACCAGATCATGACTGGGAACACCACATGGAGCGAGCAGCTTTGCATGACGCTTGGACAGGTATAGAGAACGGACACATTATCGCAGCAGCAGGTTTCATTCCTATGTGGGATGGTGTTGCAGAATGTTGGTTTATAGGAAGCGATAGAATACAAACAAGAATTAAGTCTGTTGTAAAAACTACAAAAGATATTATGAGCAAGGCACCTTACGCAAGGATGCACGCAAATGTAAAAGCTGATTGGATGCAGGCAATACGCTTTGCAGAATTTTTAGGTTTTAAAAAAGAAGGTTTAATGAAAAAGTTTGGCCCAGAGGGTGCAGACTATATTGTAATGGGAAAGGTAAAATAATATGGCAAATGCTTTAATGATAGCAGGTACAGCAATAACTGTACAAGGACAACTAGCAGCAGGTAGGGCTGCTAAGAAAGCAGCAGATTATAATGCAAGTGTAAATGAAAGAAATGCACAAGCTGCTGAAATACAAGCAGAGAATATTGACAGATTAAATAAGATAAAAGAATTACAAGATAGAGAAAAATTTAGAAACCTAAATGACCGAACACAAATGTTGTATAGAGGTCAGGGGTGGGCAGCAACGACTGGTACACCATTAAAAAAACTTTTACAAAATGCGTTGCGTTTTGAACAAGACATAGAAATACAAAATTACAATTCAAGAGTAAAACAGTTACAAGCAAAAGAAGTAGCAACCAACCAAAGACTAGAAGCAGAACTAACAAGAATGGAAGGAAGAGCTGCAAGAACAATATCAAGGTATCAAGCTGCTGGAACTTTATTAACTAGTGCAGGAGCTTTGTTAAAATAATGAAAGTAAGATTATACGAAAGTCAATTAAATAGAACAGAGGAGACAGGAGCTAGACCTTTGACCGCTCAAATTAATCCTAGGACTTTTTCTGCTCTTGCTGGTGCAGCTACAGAAATAGGAGGTTCTTTATTTAAACTAGGAGCAGAGAAACTTAGATATGATCAAGCTAATGAAAGACTTGATGTAGAAAACAAAGCTACAGTTGCTTTGATATCATTTCAAGATCAAGCTCAAGATATAATTAGAAAAGCATCTAATGATGATCCTACTGTATCACATACTGCTGTGCCAGAAGCTATAAAAAAATTATACGATACAACTTTACTTTCTTTGAAAGATAACAAAAAAGTTCAAGAAAAATTTGGAGTAAATGGATTAAAAGTATTTAGTAATCTTAAACAAAAATTTTTATCAACAAACTTGCAAAAAAAAATTGATTTAGGAAAATCAAATGTACAAACAAATATTGATTTAGATATAAAAATTGCAGGAGACTCTGGTGGTAATATAGTGGAAAGATTACAAGCAGCAGAAGATGCTGCTACTAAAATTTCTATTGCTCAGACAACTGGTGTTTATGATGCAATAACTGCAAATACAGAAACTAAAAACCTTAACTACAAACTAGTAGAAAGCAGTATCGCAAGTGCCATGAATGCAACAGACAACGCATTTGGTATAGCATTAGCTATTGAAGATGGAGAGTATAAGGAAGATGTAATATTCAATAAATATTTTACAAAGCTCAGTTTAGATCAACAAGAAAAAATTATTAAGTACGCACAGGATAAAGCTAATAGCGTAGATAATTTATTAGAAGCAGAAGAAAAAAAAGAGAATGAAGAAGAAGAAAACAAAATAAAAGAACTAAAAAGATCTTTAGATAATATTGTGGATATAAAAGATGGACTACCAATATTCAATCAATTAATAAGTATGCAAGCTTTGAGTTTAACAGAAAGACAAAAGTACGAAAAGTTTTTAAACATATCAAGGCAAGGAGCAGCAGGAAGTGCTGATGAAGATGATCCTACTATTTTAAAAGAGATAGCTACTTTAAAAGTTAATAATCAATTAGACGAAGAATATTTATTACAAAATTATTCAAAACTAACTAATAGTACATTTACTTCTGAAAGAAAAGGATTGTTAACAGAATTAAATGCAGCGGAGAAAAAAGCAAAAGAAGAATTAAAAAACACTTTTAGAGTTTCTGAGGAAGCTTTGGAAGCTTTTTCAGGAGACCTGTTTCATAAAAAATTAATTCAAGGATATAATAGATATTACAATGAACTAATAGATTTTACGCAAGCAGAAAATAGAAGTGTAGAAGAGATAGAAAATAAAGTAGAAAAATTAAAGAAAAAGTTTGCTGATACAGAACTAGGTTATTACAGGGAAGATTTAAAAGGATATATAGTTAGAGCTAACAAACAATTAGCTCTAGGAGATTTTGGTCAAATTACACAAGATACACCTTTACAAGATATTTATGATTTAATTAAAAAACATTACAATGATAATCCTAATCAAGAATTACCTCAAGCTTTGAAAAATGTTAGAGACAATTTAAATGATTACAAATATATGTTAGATATACAATGACAGATGTAATACAAAGATTACAAACAGCTTATGAAGATTTTGAAGTTTTGTCTGAAGCAAATGCTTTTGAAGGGCAAAACACTAGTGAAGTAACAGATAGAACTCTTACTAACAAAATTGCTGATTTTGGTATAGATACAGGACAAGCTATTGTTTCAGGTATAGAAGATGCTGGAGTAAACTTCAATCAGTTTTTAGCAGAAGTAGTAGCAGCTCCAGATACACTTGCAGATTTTATTGGACAAAAAATTACTGATAATCCTAATTTTAATTATCCGGGTTTGAATAAGGAAACTGCAACCAAAAATATTCAAGATGGATTGTCTTGGATGGATGAAAACTTAGTACCAAAATTTTTAAGAGGTTCTACAAAAAACATAGAGAGAAAATATACCAATCAAACTTATGGTAATATAATACAAGGTGTTTCACAATTTGCAACAGGAGCAATTCCAGCAGCAAAGATTGTAGGTCTAACAAAAGCATTACCGGGAATGATAGCTCCTAGTTCAGCAGCAAGAGGTCTTACTTGGGGAATGATTGCTGATGCAACAGTAATAGATCCCAATGCGGAAGAACTTATAGCCCCTGTATTTAGAACCTTTATAACAAATTCTACCAAAGATGAAATAGATACACTTGAAGATACAGTTTTATCTATATTGGAAAAATACGATCAAGATAATGATGTTATCAAAAGAATAAAAACAGCTAATGAAGGTGCTTTGATTGGAGCTTTAGTGGAAGGTATTATTGCAGGTGCTAAAGCGTTGCCTTGGAAGACTCTAACAAAAGCATTAGGTGTAGCTGGTGCAGCATCAATAGCAGCAGGTAAAAAAGTAGTAGATACTGCAAAGCGAGTTGAGATAGATGATAGTGCAACTTTAGGATCTACTAATATACCTTTAAAGTTAAAACCAGAGGACAGTAAAAAAAAAACTTTAAATAACAATAATCTTTCTTTTTTAAATGAAAAATATTCTGATGTTGATATATCTATATCCGAAAAAGATAAAGGAATAACATTATCAGAATTAGTAGTTCCTGAAGGTAAAAGAAATCAAGGTATAGGAACGCAAGTTATGCAAGATATTATAAACTACGCAGACAATAATAATAAAACTATAGCTTTAACTCCAGATACTACTTTTGGTGCTAGTAAAACAAGATTGAAAGAATTTTACAAAAATTTAGGTTTTGTTGAAAACAAAGGAAGAAACAAAGATTTTCGTTTTACAGAAACTCTTATAAGAAAACCATTATCAGTTGATGACTTTAATATTAATCCTAACAAGATTAAAGCACCAACAGAGAATGAAACAGGAATACTTGCTTTCCATGGAAGTGCTGCTGATTTTGATGAGTTTAAATTAGATAAGATTGGTACAGGAGAGGGCAATCAAGCATTTGGATATGGTTTGTATTTTTCAGATAGCGAAGATATAGCAAAATTTTATACTTCAGCTTTAAGAAAAAGAGAACCAGTATTATTTAAAGGAGAGCCTATTAAGTATATATCTGATACAGCAGAAGGTGATTTGGTTAGTAATGATATTATAAACTTAAATAGAGTTAGAGATAGAATAGCTGATAAAGGAATGTCTTTACAAGAAGCTAAAGATTCAGCAATAGATGAACTACAACAAACTATAAGTAACTTTCAAAAAAATGATGAGAATAAAAAAGTTATAAATGAATTAAACAAAGACATAAATTTTATTAATAATTTACAAGATAAAGATTTTTCTTATAACACAGGAAAAACATACAAAGTTGATATAAAAGCTTTTAGAGATAATTTACTTGATCACGATAAACCAGTATCTAAACAAAATAAAATTATAAAAGATATTATACAAAAAATATATCTTGAAAATAATTTAAAACCTTTGAGAAAAACTACTACTGGAGAAGATGTTATTGATGAATTAGCAGTTAAGTTTAGTAAGTTAGAAAATAATAAATTAATATATGATAATAAAAAAGTAAGCGAAATATTAAATGCTGCTGGCATCAAAGGTATTAAATACAAATCAGGTCAACTATCTGGAATGGAAAGCGAATCTAATAATTTTGTAATATTTGATGATAAAATTATAAAAGTATTAGCTAAGTATGGAATAGTAGCACCAGTAGCAGTAAGTGCTATCAAAGGTAATAAAGAACAACAAACACAAGACAACTCAATATAAACTAGGTTAACAATGGCTAGACAAACAGATCTTTTTCCCCAAGATAATAAACAAGAAAGTTTATTGTCAAAACAAAATGTAGATCAACAAGTATTAGATGCTTCTGCTACAGGTGGAGTTACAAAACAAGCAGAAGATCCTACACAAGACAGAATACAGTTAGCAGGTGGTGGAGGAATAAGTAGTTCGTTTTTAGAACTTCTCAAAGCTGCAAATATTATGGGTGGTGCAAGAGAAGGTGTAGAGCAGGCACCAGAGGAAGTTATGGGAAGAGTTCCTACTCCTATAGAACAAAGATTAGGCAAAGGTAAAGACATACAAGCTACTAAAGATTATTATGCTAGACAATTATTAAGTCCAGAAAGATATGAGTCATTTAAGAGCAGAGGATTTTCAGCAGCAGATGCTAATGAGGAACAAGTTTTAAAAAAAGCAAGAGAAGCATTAGAAACAGATCTTTCTATGGAGGGTGTTCCTTTATCTCAAGATATGTTAAGAATGACTACTGGTGAAGATGCTATAACAGTTAGAAAAAATCCAAAAACAAAAAAAGGTAAAGTAATTATAGGAGGGGATTTAGATTTTAACTTTGAAAAAATAAATACTTCTGATGACATAAAAAAAGTCATACAAGCAACTAGTAAAATATATAGAAAACAAACTGATGCCGCTGTAGGGGGTAAGGTAACATTAGATCAAACTAAAGAGGAAGCAAGTCAACTACTAGCTAATGAACTTGGCATAACAAAAAAAGCTTTACAAAAAAACAGAGGTTTATTAGATGCAGCAGAGTCAACTGCACTTAGATCTTTATTGGTAAACTCTGCAAGTAAGATAGACGAACTTACAAAAAAAATTAATGGTATAGGCCCTAATGGAGAAGAGATAGCTAAAGATAGAAGCACAGAGACTATGTTTGCTTTTCGCAGACAGATGGCCTTGCACGCTGGTTTGCAAATTGCAGCCAAAAAACAACAAGCAGATTTGGCAAGGGCATTAAGTTCTTACAGAATTGATGTTGGATCAAGTTTACAGTTTCAAGATAAATTAATGGATGATGTTATTAAATCCGGAGGTGGTTATGAAGAAACTGAAAAACTTGCTAAAGGTGTACAAAAAGCATTGCAAGAAGGTGGAGGTGCAGGGTTAAATACTTTTGTTGATAAGGCTACTGCTTATGGAAATGCAGCATACGAGATATACATAAATGGTTTATTGTCTGGGCCAAAAACTTTTTTTAAAAATGCTTTAGGAACACCTTTGTTTATGACATATCTTCTTGCTGAAGATACTATTGCTGCAACTTATGGTGCTATTGAAAGAGGAGGTAAAAAACTTTTTAACAAACAGCTTACACCTAATGATGCAGAGGGTATATATTTAAGTCAGATTGCAGCTAGAGTATATGGGTATATTCACGCTTTTAGGGATGCAGCTTCTAATAGTGTAGAAACTCTTAAAACCGAAGCATCTGCATCAGCAGTAGGAAGAGTTGATAGTGCAAGATTTAGAGCTATTGATTCACAAACTTTAGGATTGTCTGGTTACTTTGGTGCTGCTGTAGATTTTTTTGGAAGGATAACTAGAATACCCGGTTTAGCTTTGCAGTCTACAGATGATTTTTGGAAGGGTATTGCCCAAAGAGCAGCATTATATGAGGAAGCAGTTAACAGAGCTTCAAAGGCAAAATATCTTGGCAAGTCAAATGAAGAAGCTGCACAAGATGGCATAGAGGTATTATTAGATCCACAGTCAATAGCCAAAGACTTAGATCACGCAGCAAACTATGCAACTCTAACAAGTGATACAGGAGCTTTAGGAAAAATAGCAAGAACTATACAAAACTACCCAGAGAAGTTTCCTATAGGTAGATTGCTTATGCCTTTTGCAACAGTACCAACAAATGTGATTGCTAGAACAGTTGAAAGAAGTTTATTCAATGTACCTGCAATAAAAAAAATATTTACAGGTACACCTAAAGAAAGATCAAAGTCTATAGCAAAATTAGGTTTAGCTAGTTCGATGTTTTTATATGTAAGTCATTTGTCAACACAAGGAAGAATAACAGGAGCATTACCAAGAGACAAAAAAGAAAGAGAGATGTTACCGCCGGGATGGCAACCTTTTAGTTTAGTTTTTAGAGGTGAGGATTTTCCAGAAGATAAACCTATGTATGATAATTTTGGTAACCCTAACGGAAACTTACTATATGTTAGTTACGCAGGGTTAGAGCCTGTAGGTTTAATATTTGCTTTAGGGGCAAACTATGTAGAAGGTGCAAGAAGAAGTAGAGATATAAATATGCACCAAAATAAAGCAGCAAGATATGCTGTTGCAATGTTTGATTACATAGAAGAAATGCCTATGATAAATACTTTTGGAACAATATCAAAAGCTTTTCAAGAGGGAGATCCTAGTATATTGTACAACTCTCCTGTAGCAAACTTTTTAGGCCCTATACCAAAACCATTTAGTTCTTTAATAAGAAATGTAAAAAAATTAGAAGATACAGAAATCAAAAAAAAGACAGAGGAGTTTGAAAGATTTACAGCAGAAGATGTATATGAGGATGCAAGAAAAAATAATAGATATGGTGCAGATGGTCAACCTTTCTTTGAAAATATTGGAACTCCTAAAAATGCTTTTAACTTTAGAGAGGTATACCATAGAATAGTAACAGCTCAAGTAGGAGATGAAGAGAGAGAAGCACAGCAATATGATGTATTTGGTATTCCTAAAACAAGAGGTGTAAAATTTTCTATTAATCCTGTTGTAGCAATGTGGAATATGATTACTCCATTTAGTATAAGCTATGGACAAAAGTTTACTCCTCTGCAAGAAGAGATAGTTCGATTGAGAGTACCTCTTAGTATTGAAAGAAACACTTACAAAAATTTAAAACTATCAAAGTTACAAAGTAGTAAATGGACTGAGTATGCAAAAAACAAACAAGTGTTGAGAAAACTTACATTTAGAGAAGCAATAGAAAAACTATTTTATTCAAGAGCTTATAGTAGGTTTAATGACAAACAAAAACAATCAGCATATAGAAAGATAGAGCAACAATATTATAATGCAGCAGCAGAAGAATTTTTATTAATACAATATCCTGATTTATCAGAAGCAATAGAATCTAGAAAATTTTTATTAGGAGGAAACTGAGATGACAGTATCATCAACCACAACTAAAGTAAGCTATGCAGGTAATGGCAGCACTACTGCCTTCGCATACACATTCAAGATATTTGCAGCAGCAGAAATAACTGTAATTATCAGAAGCTCTACAGGAACAGAGACAGTTAAGACTTTGACCACAGACTATACTCTGTCAAACATAGGTGTAGATGGTGGCGGTAATGTTACCTTTGGATCTGCCCCTGCTAGTGGTGAAACAGTTGTGCTTATTAGAAATACTCCAAACACTCAAACACTAGACCTAGTGGAAAACGATCCGTTTCTCTCAAGCTCCTTCGAAGATACACTAGATAAGATTACACATCAGCTTATAGAGCAACAAGAAGAGATAGACAGAAGTATCAAAGTATCTCGTACTAACAGCATTACTAGTTCAGAGTTTACTACCAACGCATCGGATAGAGCTAGTAAAGTGTTAGGCTTTGATAGTTCTGGAGAGTTGTCGGTTACAACAGAGTTAGGAACATTTAAGGGTGACTGGGCTGCATCTACATCGTATGTCATTAGAGACTTAGTCAAAGATACATCTACAGGAAATATCTTTTTCGTAAACACAGCTCATACTTCTAGCGGTAGTGAGCCATTAACAAGTAACGCAAACTCTGCAAAATACTCACTTATCGTAGATGCTTCTTCTGCTACTACCCAAGCCACTAATGCTGCCGCAAGTGCCACAGCTAGTGCGAGTTCTGCCGCTTCAAGTGCGAGTTCGGCCAGTACAGCCACGACCCAAGCCGGAAATGCCTCGACTTCTGCAAGTACCGCAGCTACACAAGCAACCAATGCAGCTAACTCTGCTACTGCTGCCGCTGCAAGTGCTACTGCCGCTGCTGCTAGTGCAGACAACTTTGATGATGTTTACTTAGGAGCAAAGTCAAGCGATCCTTCTACAGACAATGACGGAGATGCTTTGGCTGCTGGTATGTTGTATTTCAATACAACTACCGATGCTTTGAAAGTTTACAATGGTTCATCTTTTCAAACAGTAACAGCAGGGTCTATTTTAAGTTCTGTTGCAGGTGATACTACTCCGCAGCTTGGCGGCAACTTAGATACTAACTCTCATAACATACTAATAGATGATGCACATTATATAGGAGATGAAAACAATAAAGAGCAGATTATATTTCAAACTACCACAGATGCAGTAAACCAGTTTGATGTAACAAATGCAGCAACAAGCAATGCACCAAAGCTATCTGCAACAGGTGATGATAGCAACATAGATTTAGATTTAGAAGCAAAAGGTACAGGTCATGTTACTGTACGAGGAAATACCAATCCCGGAGCGATACAGTTTAACTGCGAGAGTAATTCACATGGACAAATCGTTAAATCACAACCGCATTCTGCTTCAGTTACAAACGTACTGACACTACCACCGGGAAGCGATCAAGAGATAGTAGGGGCAAGTGCTACACAGACTTTGACAAACAAAACTATAGATGCTTCTCAGTTATCAGGCACAGTTGCTAATGCAAGACTAGATGCACAGTTACAGGATGTAGCAGGGCTTGCTGTAACGAATGGTAATTTTATTGTAGGAGATGGCAGCAACTTTGTAGCAGAAAGTGGATCTACAGCAAGAGCAAGTTTAGGATTAGCAATAGGATCTGATGTACAAGCTTTTGATAGTGATACAGCAAAGACCGATGTAACACAAAGTTTTACAGCACCGCAAAGAAATGCTTTGACTGTAGATAACGATGGTAGCTTTGACATGAATGCTAATAATAATTTTAAGTGTACTCCTAGTGGTAACTTTACATTAACATTCACTAACTTTGCAGATGGACAGAGCGGTTACATCTTGTTAATAAATAGTGGTGGGCATACTGTATCTTTACACAGTAACAGTAAAGGAGATGCAAGTATTGCAGCAACAGTATCTAGTGCAGGCACCTATCTTATATCGTATTTATCAGATGGTACAAATGCGTATCTAACAAACTCAGCGGTGTTTGCATAATGGGTATACTCCAAAATGAAAATGCAATACCTAGTGCAGCAGGTGCATCTGGATTTTATTCACATCAGATAGAACAAAGTGTAAGGCTACCTAGAAGCACTACAAGTAATAATGGAACAAATGGAGGTGGATTTTATAGAAATCCTGCTGGTTTTCCCACACCTACAGATAGTAAAAAATTTACATTTAGTACTTGGGTCAAAAAAGCTAGTGCAAATTTAAACTTGCGTCAAACTTTAATTTCTAATATGGTAGGTGGCTCTGAAAAAGTCATATACTTAGATTTTGATAACAGTTCATATTATGATAAAGTAATGAGTGAACAGTTTGGTTCTGGACAATATTCGTATGATGCAGTTTTAAGAGATGTTTCAGGTTGGTATCATTTGGTATTTATATGGGATACTACTCAAAGTTCAGCAGTAGACAGACAAAAGTTTTATATAAATGGCACACAGCAAGACGTAGGGTCAACAAGAAGCAATTGGAGTTTAAA